CGATCTATTATCAACAAGGGGCGCAAATGGCACAAGCGGATAAGCAACCAAAAAAGACCGCAAAGGCGGCAAATCCAAATCCTGACATTCAATTTTTGCAACCGAACGGCAAGCCCGTTTTGATTCCGTTGCGCGTGGTTCTGAACACCTCCGCAATGAAATCGCGTTCGTATGCGTTAGGCAAACCCGAAGTTTTTGCCGATGAACAAGCGGCCAAAAAGGTCAAAGGATTAAAGCATGACGGGCGCACGGTCATCAGCATATTGAAAGAACGTTTTGGCGCATGATTAACGCGGCGAAATACGTTTCAACACCAACGTTTCAAATAAAATTCAAATACATATACATATACAATGGCAAACGATAACGAATTGACGATCGAACAGATGTTCGACTACATCGGCGTGAAAGCTGACAACATTGATGATTTCAAAAACCAATTTGATGGCAAATTTTTGACCCGCGACAATGCGGTCAACGATTCCGAAATCAAATCGAAAGTGACGGGCGCAATGGCGGGCGGAATTACCACGCACATCAAACGTTCGGCAAAAGAAAATTTCGGGTTGGAAATTTCAAAAGATGAAATTGAGGGCAAAAAGGTCGAAGAAATCTTTGACCTAATTGCGGCCACCACCAAAAACGAATATGAAACCAAGATCAATGATCTTTCTGGGCAATTGAAGTCGTCACCAAAGGTTGACGAGGTTAACGCGGAATGGGAAACCAAATACAACAAATTGAAAGGCGAGTTTGCCGACACCCGCGATTTGTTGGAAACCACGAAGTCAGAATTTGAGGCCAAGCAAACCGAATGGTTGACCAACCAAAAACAAACCGCCATCAAATCAAAGATGGATGGAATGCTTAGTCAGTTAGATTTTAGTGACCAGGTCAACGACATGACCCGCACGGGTTTTTTGACGCACATGGCAACCAACTATCAAATTGATTTGAATGATGGCGGCGAAATGCAAATCAAAGATGCGGAGGGTAAAATGATTCCAAACGCGGGCAAACATGGCGAGTTTATGACGCCCGCCGATGTATATCGTGCCGAGGCTGAAAAGAACAAACTATTGAAAGCGGCAAACGCGCAATCGTCAAAAAGTAGTAATTTTGTGACAACGCAATCGAAAGTTGATTCGGATGGTTTTCCAAAACGACCATCACGCGCAACGACCGATCAGGCGTTCTGATAAGACACAACAACAAGTTGTCGCGCTGACATTAACGGCGAAAAGTTGGTTGCCACCAAACAGGCAAATTCACCTTTTTTTCTAACACAAAAACTTTTTTGCTATGTCAGCAGGATCAGGATTAACGGCGTGCTCAAACATTCAAGCACGCCTCAATACAATTTGGGAAACCAACGCGGGAAATCGCGAACCAATGCCAATGGTTGAATACCTAATGTCGGACGAGAACCGAAACGGGTTACAAATGGAAATCAACGGCAAGGGAAAGTTGAAAACCGTTGAAGTGGTTTACTTTCCAAGATTAGTGACGGGTTCGGCATCTGAGGATCAAGCCAGAACTTGCACCGCATCATCAACCGTTGATGACGCAAGTGCGACGTATTCGATGGACACATCGGTCAACGTTCAAAGTGAGTTCACATTCACTTACGGCAATCTTGTCAGCTATTGCCAAGACAATGAAAATTTCTACGCGGAACAAGTGATGCGCCACGTTGATCTTGTTGCCCGTGATGTTGCCGTGAAGTCAGCGAATCAAGCGCAAGCAATTCTTGGCGAGTGGAACACACACGCGGAAAACATCCAAGATTCAAGCCTTTCGCCAGATTGGAAAACTTTCAGCACGCGGACAAGATTGTCAAACACGGGCGCGGATCAGTATTCACCGTACCCATTCGCATTTGCGAACATCAGAAGGGCGGCCGAAATGTCAAACTTTGGCGGGCCAGTACGAATGTTCGGCGGTTTGGATTTCGCGCAAGCATACGACCAAATGGCGGCTGCGGGCGGAATGAGCCAAGCGGGTGTTGATGTTGGCGAGTTGGCCAGACGATACGGAATCGCGGCCGAATACGATTACGCGGTTACACAAGCAACGGGATCTTATTCCAAGTCATGGGCCGTTGGTCAAGGCGCGTTGCAATTGCTCCAATTCAATATGTACGACAACTCGTTCAATGGACGAAATGACGACACCGTGAAGTTGGGAATCATCACCGACCCGATGACGGGTTTGATGATGGACATCGCATTCAAGATTGATTGCGAAACCGTCCACACGGTAATCACCGCAACCACAAAGGTGGTTGGATTGCCAAGCGACCTATACCAAGCGGGTGACGACCTTTCGGGCGTTACACGATTCGCGCAAGTTGACGTTGACAATTCGTAATTGTCACGACTGAAAATTGAAACGGGTGTGGGTTTTGCGCCCATGCCCGTTTTTTTTTAACCCCAAAAAATTGAAACGATGGCGTGTTTGACCGATTTAATTGGCATTCGTTCGGAATGCACCGACACCACACCAACCGTTGGGTTGTACATTGATGACCTGGTCACGGTGTCAGAAATGGAAAAATTCATTGATGCACCTTTTGAAACGGTGAAATCATTGTTTGACAATCGGTTGGAAATGGCCACGAATGAAGTGCGGATGGATGTTTACAACGCATTCACCAATCAATATGTCACGCGGTCGATAATTGATTCCAAGCGCATCGGCCAATACGATGACCGCAACGCGGCATCATCAGCCATTGCCGACACATACAAGGGAATTGAAGTTCAGATTGACAATTCAAAATCGGCCATCAAAATCGTGTTGGCGTCCGTTACATTTTACGGCGACCACACGGGAACGGTCAACGTCAAAGTGTTCAACACGCTGACGGGTGAACATCTGGACACCATCGCGGTTTCGTCCGTTGCGGGTCAACACGTTACCGTCAACGTTTCCAAAGAATATTCGGGCAATTTAGAACCCCTATACATTGGGTTCATGTACGATTCCACGGGCGTGTCAGCTTACAAAGGCACGGTTGGGTTGACGGGTTGCACATCATGTGCCGCCTCCGCGTATGTGTCCGTCAATAGTTGGTTGCAAACCCGCGCAATGAAGGTTGACACCACCGATAATGTTGACCAATCAAACATCACGGGAACGGCCGACACGGGTGGTTTGTCAATCGTTTATTCGGTTGAATGCGACCACCTATCGTGGATGTGCAACCAAAAGTCGATTTTGGCGCGGCCGATCATGTACAAAACCGCCGAATTGCTGATGGAATATTCACTTTTTCAATCGTCACGGTTCAATGACAACGCCACGAACTTTGAAAAGTACCAACAACGTCAGTTGATGTACAAAGAAAAATATGACGAAATGATGAAAAACGTGGTGGCGAACATGGTGATGCCAACCGATGACATTTGTTTGTCGTGCCAAAAATCGGCGCGGATGATGACATCATTGCCTTAAACTTTGCGCGATGGCCACGTTGACGTTGCAACAATATCTTGACAAAATCAAACGCCAGAATTTGGCGTTGATTAAAGAAAATGTGCCGTTGCAAATTGCCGCGCAAACAACCCATGCGTTGATCACCAACCGCATATTTCACGAAGGCCGCGCAACCGATGGCGGGCCAATCGGGTCGTATGACAACACCAACGAAATGTGGGTTGAAAACGACCAATTGCGGCGTGCGGGAACGAATAAGGGAAAAACGGGCGAACCCATCAAAACAAGTTATTACAAGTCTTACAAGGCATTGAAACGCCAACAAGGTTTCAACGCCGATGTGGTCAACCTCCGCATGAAAAACGAATTGCAATCGGATTTTGCAAACGCCCCGATCGGTCAAAATTCGGACGCCGTGCCAAAGGTCAACACCATCAAAATTGACGCGCAAGAATATCAAATCCAAGTGCGCAAAAAAATCAATCGTGATAAAATGGAGGGCGCGGAAAAGCGTTTTTCAAAGCGAATTTTCGCCCACACCGAGGATGAAAAGAAACAATTTCGGAACGTTGCCCGAAAAGAATTGATCAAATTTTTGAACCGATGATTGAAAGCATTATTGATTATTTGAACGCCAAACTTGCGTTGATCGGTTATTTCGACAAACGTTATTGTTTGACCGAAATCAAATCGGAGGGCGAAAACACATTCCCCGTTTGTTATTCGGCCAACGGCGATTGGCAAAAAATCGAAATCGACCAACACGATGGGGTCACATATTGGCGAAAATCTGGCGATGTCTCGTCGTCAAAGGTTGACAACCCATTTACCACCGATGTGTTGTATGAAACCACGTTCCCGTTGCGTTTGGTGGCGTTCAAACGCCGTGGCGATGTTGGCGCGGATGATAATTACACGGCCGACCGTTTGGTCGATGTGATTAAAAAACAAATCACGTTCGTCAATGAAACGTTGAAAGCAACGTTGAAAGCGCGAAAAGTTGAATGCATTGTCACGGGTTCAACGACCAATTCGGCCGATGTTCTGGCCGATGAGTTCGACCCACCGTTCGCACCTGACGTTCCGTTCAAATGGTCGGCGGTTGCCGTGGAAGTTGATGTAATGGTTGTCGGCACATCCGATTGCATGGATGCTTGCCCAACCGACACCGACATTTTGCACGGTTTTGATTTTTGCAAACAAGTGGTGGTTGACCGTTTGACGCCGACCCAAAAAACGTGCTTGCAAAACAAAATTTGCGGGGATGCGGAGGCGGCAACGTTGGACATCAACGGCGCGCCATTTGCCACAATTCCATCGGGCGACACATACGATTTGGACGTTGTCAATTCTGACGATGATGCGGTCGGCACATCGGCGGCGGGCGATTGGGTGATTGCTGATTCAACGGTGCGGAACAACGCCACGCCAACATGGTCGGACACGGTCAAAGCTGAGGCAACAATGACGTTGGCGCAAGCCAAAATGCAAGATTCGGACGGGTCAACGGTCACCGCCGATTACATACCACAATCGCAAGGGTTTATGTTTACGGCCACAAGTTGCCCGCCGTGTGCCGATGCAACGGTGGAGGTCAACGGCGTGTCGGTTGGCACGGTTGCAAGCGGTGGCACATTTTATCAATTAATCCAAGATGATGCGGGCGCATCGGTGGGAACATCCGCCAACCCGTCAATTGTTGCGGATTGCGTGGTGAACAACGATGCATCGTCACCGACTTGGTCGCAAAACATTCAACCCGAACAAACATTCAGTTTGGCACAAGCCAAGATGTTGGATTCGGACGGTTCAACCACCGTTTTGGCCGATTACAAACCAAACACCGATGGTTTCATGTTCACGGCCTCCGCGTGTACACCATGCACATCGCGGGCGTGGGTGCGCAACCCTGACTGGTTAGATATGCCGACCACATCGGACGGCGACAACATCATATACATTTTGTCAGCCGTTCGCGAGAATCAACCGAATTTCATGGCAATGTATGCCACCACATCGGCGGCTAATTACACGGTTGACCTTTACAATGACGGCACAACGGTCACCAACCACGCATCGGGCGCGCAATCAAATTTCGATTTGGATTACACCAAAGGCACGGGCGAGATTTCTAAGTACGCCTACAAACAAGTCATTACCAAAGTGACGGGAAATTTGACGGGTTGGGATATGTACCGAAAACCCACGGGCGTCAGCAATTACCAAAATTCCAATGTGTTGGCCGTTAAAATCACAAGCCAGACAATCACATCATTGGTGAATTGTTTTCGCGGTTCAAATTCTCGCCAATATCATCGAATGTTGCAAGAGTTTGAGTTTTTCGGAACGTGCAACGTCACCAACTTAAACCACACATTTTACGATTGCGATTTGTTGGGAAAAGTGACGGGCAATTTTGAAAATGTGACTACGGCGTCAAATACATTTTTTGGAATTAGCAAGGGTATTGAGGTCAACGATATGTCGATGTCATCAAGCGGAATAACAACAGGGTTGTCGATGATGAGTACGTCAAATGTCGATTTTGATTCGGCGGATGTGGTCGATTACTTTTCTGGGTTTACATATCTGGGCAGCACGTTCAATGGTTCATTAATTGAGGTTTTCGGCACGCCTGACAATCCGATGCAATTAAGTTCGTTGAGTAGCGGTTCGGATATGTACCGAATGTTTTATAATGCGCTGAACTTGGTGCAAGGGTATTTTGATGAGGCCACAACCGCGCCACAATCCTTGCAACAAGCATTCAGATTTTCAAGCGGCGTGAAAGTCATTTCGGGAATTGATGGCACGAACATCGCCAACATGACGGGCGCATTTCAATATTGCTATTCATTGCAATGGTTGCGCATTTCTGATTTGGCCGTTTCGTTCAGCATCGAAGATTGTAATTTTTCGCGTGAAGGGTTGGTGCAAATTTTCAACGACCTCGCCAACGCATCCGCAACGATTACCGTCACCGACAATCCAGGCACGGGCGACCTAACCGCCGCCGACCTTTTAATCGCCACCAATAAAGGATGGACGGTTACAACGTAAAAAAAAGATATGCTTAAGGAAATTCCAAAAACGCCCGCATTTTACAAGCAACAAACCGAGCCATCTGAATTTTGGTCGGTGGGTTTGTCGAAAGTGATCAACGAAAACTTTGAATTGTTGATCGAGAACCACGCCGAGTACGATTACCCCGTGGACGGGTGGACATACCACGAAACACCGCCGCAAGGTTTTGTTGATTGGTGGAATGAAAACTTTGGCCCTGACGAAGAACCAACCGAATAAAATTTGAAACGATGGAATTGTTAATTGAAAAGTTTGCCGAATATGGGTTGCAAGGTCTGGCGATCTTGGGCATGGCGTGGTATTTACACAAAATCACAAACGACCATAAAATTGAGCGCAAAGAATGGACGGTTGTAAATAAGGACAACACCGACAAATTCGCGCAATGCATTGAAAGGAACACCGAGGCGTTGACGTCAATGCGCGGTGAATTAAAAGAAAACCGTTGCAAGATGCCATGAAGTTGAACGACCGATTTTGTTTACAGGAATATGTCAGCCGCGAAACGTACGATCAACACGGCGACAAATGTGTGCGTTGGATTTCCGACACGCTGATCCGTGCCGACCGTGCGTTGATCACCGCGTTGGAATTGTATTTCAACCGCCCCGTGTCGTGTACAATCAATAGTTGGGTGTTCGGAGGTGACCGCCAATTTTCGGGGTTGCGGCGCAAAGGCGAACCGTATTTCCGCGAATATTCGTTGCATTCATCGGGCCAAGCATCTGACAAGCAATTCAAGTTCAAAGACACGGGCGAACCCATCGCAACCCGCGAGGTTTACGATTTCATCCGCGAGCATCAAGACGAATTTTATGCGTTGGGAATCCGCCGAATGGAGGACATCCGAGATGCGCCAACTTGGATTCATTGGGACACGTGCCACACATCGGAGGCGTTTGCGGACACCATCCAGATCGTCAGGGCATGACAATTAAAGACATCATGTTGATCGCGATGTTTGCCGTGATCACTTGTTTGGTTGTGTTCCGTGGGTGTAGCGATGCGCCCCCATTGCCGCCCACGGTCACGACTGAAATTATACACGACACGGTCGAAATTGAAATTGTCAAGAATATACACCACACCGACACCGTCATCGAAATCAGCGAAATTGAGCGCGTCAGGTGGCGAATCGAAACAATTGCGGAGGTTGACACCGTGGAGGTGATAAAGATGTGGCGAGATAGCGCAAACACGCATTTCGAGGTGTTCCGCGACACGAACATCCAAGCAACAATTGCCGACACGATTTATCAAAACGACATCGTGGGGCGGTCGTTCAAATACAAGGTTTTGCGGCCGTTGACCGTCAACACATACAAACCCGACCGTTTCCAATTGATTACATCAATCGCGGGCGGTTATCGCATGACGTATGCAAACCAATTTCAAAGCGTGTATATCGGCGCGGATGTTGGGTTGAAATTCAAATCTGGCACATACGGTTCGATTGGTTACATGGGCGGAAAAGATCATATCTTTATGTTGCGAGTTGGCCAAGTTTTCAGATTGAAAAAATGAAATGACACACCACACGACACCAGATAACCGACAAAAGATTGACGAATTGTTGCGCGAAAATGCCACCGATGTGGCGAGCGTGATGAGCGTGTCAATGACAAAAGAGGAACGCGCCGAATTAAATTTGCGTTGGCGCGAACGGTTGGCCAAGATGCGCAAGATTGACCCGTTGTTTTGTCATTTCGCGGGTTTCAAAATGTACGATTGAAAAAAACAAACGGGGCGAAAAAATGAGAAATGGAACACCGCCCACGTTTGACCGCCGAAGAATTTGAGATTATAAAAGCGTGGCGCAAGCGTGGTGCATTGCCTCAGCTTTTTGAGGAATGCAAAGCGGCGGGCATTGAAATCAAAGACGTTCGCCATTTCTGGCATAAAAGCAAAAAGTTTTCGATTTTCGCCAAGCGCGACACGCCATCACTTGACAAGCTATTCGCGCCGATACTTGCCGACCTCCGCGAATATTCGCCCACGTTTGAGCGCATCGAACGACAACCCGTTGATCAACCGCATTTGTTGGTAATTGACCCCGCCGATGTTCATGTCGGCAAACTTTGCACGATTGACGAGGGCGGCCAAACATACGACATCGACAAGGCGGTCGCATCGGTTGACGAAGGTGTTGACGGCATTTTGGCAAAATCATCGGGGTTTGCCATCGACCTGGTCGTGTTCGTTATTGGCAACGATGTGTTGCACATCGACACCCCCAAACGAACCACAACGGCGGGAACACCACAAGACACATCGGGAATGTGGCATGAGGCATTTAAGGCCGCGCAAAAAATGTATGTGCGGGCCATTGAAAAGGTGTTGGCCATCGCTGATGTTCGGGTGGTGTACAACCCATCAAACCATGATTACCAATCGGGGTATATGTTGGCCCAAGTCGTGGAGGCATATTTTCGCAACCATCCGAACGTTGAATTTGATGTGTCAATTTCACATCGCAAAGTGTTACGGTATGGTTTGAATATGATCGGCACATCGCACGGCGATGGCGCGAAATTGGCCGATTTGCCGTTGTTGATGGCAACCGAGTTTCCAGAAACGTGGGCGGAATGCCCGCACCGATACGTTTATTTGCACCACATCCACCACAAACAGGTTCACAAATGGATGAGTGGCAAAGATTACATCGGAATCACGGCGGAATATTTGCGCACCCCATCGCCGTCAGATTCGTGGCATTTCCGCAACGGTTACGTTGGCGCGAAAAAAGCAATTGAGGGGTTTATCCATTCAAAAAATGACGGCCAAGTTGCCAGAATAACACACATGATCAGATGACTGAGGTGGCCGCCATATTATTAACCGCGATTCTTTTGATTTTAACGGGCATTTTAGCCGTTCTGACGGGCGTTCTTTTTCTTTTGTATAGGGTACACCAAAAGATTCAAATCGTGGAGGAAACGCAAGATGTGATATTTTCCGCCGCGACCAATTCCGAAGAGTATTTCAATTCGATAATTGAGGGCGAAAGGTTCACGATCAATTCAAATTGACGGTCGATTTGTAACCGATTGCAACCGATTACAATTTGAAATTGTGGCGACCTTTATTTGTTTATTAAATAATAAAAGGTATCTTGCGCCAAATTCAAAAACCAAAAACATGACACGTTTGGAAATCTTATCGATGGCCATGCAAGGCCACAAAAAACGGTTGTCGAGGCGGTTGCCCGACATACCATATTCGTCAATAATTGATGCGTTTGCCAACGACCGCAATTCGCGAGGCGTTGACCGTGACCGCATTTTCGCGGAGGCCGAAAAGATGTTGGCCGAAATGGGTATCAACTTAAAAGCTAACTGATATGTACGACATCAACGCCGACAAAAACAGAGTGATCCGCAACATTATGGATTCGCGAACAAAAGACCAATTCATGGCGGCCATGAAATATGCCCAACTTGCCAAAATGCAAGATGACCCAAAAGTCAAAGGCTATTCAGAATTGCGCCAAACGATCGGTTTCATACCATCACCATTTTAACCAACCAAAAATCAAAACATGAAAAATTTAATTCAAGCTGTCAACCAAGTCATGGTGACCGTGCAAAATATCGAAAAGGCCACGACCATCGGCAACGGCCGCAATTCTTACAAGGGCGTTAGCGACAAAGATGTCAAACTAATGTTCAACCGCGCGTTTCGTGCAAATGGTCTGGCGATATTCCAAACCAAAGTCGAACCGACCACAAAGGTGGAACGATGGGTTGAGGATTCGCAATATGGGCCAAAGCAAAAACAAAGCGTGTTCGCGGAGGTCGTTGTCACATATACGTTGATGCACACATCTGGCGAATCCATCGAATTGCAAGGGTATGGCCACGGCGTTGACACGCAAGATAAAGCGGCGGGAAAGGCGACCACATACGCGCTGAAATATGCCTTGTTGTACAATTTTTTGGTGGCCACGGGCGACATTGATGATGCCGATGCCGTTCATTCGGATGCCATCGTTGTGCCACAAATGCCACAAATGCCACAAATGCCAGAGGTCAAAAAACAATTGCGCCACACCGACACCGAAAATTTCCAAAAGGTGATTGATTACATCACCACGGGCAAGCTGACCATTGAAAAGTTGGTCGCAAAATATGACGTTGACGCGGCAACGTTGGCGGCCATTAAGGATTTCACCGCGCCAGAACAAGCACCAAAATCAAACACAAAAACCAAAACCAAAAAATCAAAATCATGATCAACATTTCACAATTAGTGCAAGATGTAATTGACGGAAACGAAAACCCATTGGTGGCGTTTGCCGTCTTGAAAAACCACGCCAAAGATGTGGCGGCGGCAATCAAAGAAATCGAAGATGTGGCGATGACGGAGGCGTCACACTACGGCGAAAAGAAATTCACCGACCACGGTCACACGTTTGAATTGCGTGACGGTTCACGCCGATATTCGTTCAAACATCTGGGCAATTGGGCCACGAAAAATGCCGAAATAAAAGCCATTGAAACATTGGCGAAACAAGCGGCAAACGCCAACGCAACAATGGTTGATGAAAACGGCGAAATCATCGAACCCGCAACGGTCACATACACCAAACCGTCCATCATCGTCACATGATCATTTTGGACGCGCAAGTGGAGGCAATCGCCACGCGAAAAGACAAAACCGTCAAAGTCACATTGGGAACGCAAGAAATGCGCGATGTGGGCGAATTGTTCCAATTGCAAAACCAACTTGTCAGCGTTGGAATTTCAACGGGTCAATTGACAGATGACGAGATCGAATTGTTGCGCGAATCCAAATTCGGAATTGACCAGATGCCAACGGGCAAATCACCATCGCAAAGGTTGCGGGGTGTTTTGTTCCGCGTTTGGGAAATCGACAACCGAGGGTTTGAGCAATTCGAGAATTTCTACAATCACAAAATCGAAACAATAATTTCACATTTCAAAAATCAATTATAATGGATTTCAAAATCAACGGAACGATCACCGCGATCGATGAAAAAAGCGGGCAAACGAAAGATGGCAACGAATGGCGAAAGGTCGTTTTTGCCGTCACCAACAACGATGGCTACGAGGGCCGCGAAAATGTTTATGCGTTCAGCAAAATGGGCGATGAACACGTTGACAATTTCATCAAATACAACAAGGTCGGCGACCTGGTCGATGTTCAATTTTCTATTTCGTCACGCGAATACAGCGGCAACTATTACACCGATTTGCGTGCGTTCAGAGTTGACAAAATGGAGGCGGGCAAACCACAAAAGGCTGCGCCACAACCAAAAGATGATTTGCCGTTTTGACAGAGGATCAACTACAAATCGCCGCCATGCGTTGGATTCGATTGTCGTATCCGAACGCGGTGTCATTCCACGTTGCGAATGAGCGCAAGACCTCGCCGATGCGTGGCGCAAAGCTGAAAAAAATGGGTGTTCTGGCGGGTGTGCCAGACATCCATATTTTAGACCCGCGCAAAATCTATTGCGGGTTATTCATCGAACTGAAAACCGCAAAGGGTCGGTTGACACCAAGCCAAAAAGATGTCATTGAGCGCATCGAAAATGCGGGTTACAAATGCGCGGTGTGTCGTTCATTGGACGAGGTCATCGAAGTGGTTGACGATTATTTTTCGTGATGTTCTTGTTTATTAAACAAATATGTGTAGATTTGGGGTATCAATTAAAAACGCAGAAAGCATGAACACCGTAGAAGAAGTATTGGAAGTTAGAAATCAAAGAGGCATAATTTCGTTGGAATCTAACGGATGGGATGCTATCTCAAGGGACGGGATGCATATGATCACCTTTCATGATGGTGATTGCAAGTTTTATAAGGAAGAAAGATCATGGGCCAAAAGGGTAGTCGGACTACTTAAAAGAGGCCGATAATTATAAACACAAGCACATGAGCGATTGCTTAATTGACAATTTAGATTTAACAGGAGTTAGAAACGTACTAAACGAAAACAGACCCAACCGCCCCACGCTGAAACAAACGGGGGGCTTTGAGGTGCAAACCAAAACCATTTCAAACATGACAAATTCAAAATCTTATTTCGACCGAATCGAATCAGTCCGCAAATCTGGATACGGGCATTATGATGTCACATTCCGTTACTATGGCAACCACCACACCGCAACCATCACCGACATGACGTTGATCGATGCGTACAAAGATGATGATGCCACCGAAAGTGATGCGCGTTCACTATACTTTGCCGCAAAATCTAAAATTTACTAAAAATGGAAAAGATGAAAAAAGCAAAAAGAACCCGCGCACCGTACAAATGCGGGAAAGGTGCGGTTGACAAGTATGTTGGCATACTTTACGAAATACACGCGCAAGCGCAAAAGCGGAGGGCAACCACGTCAATCACCAACATCGCGACCAAAAACAACGCATCGAAATCATTGGGGTCGGTGATGAAAAGAATGGAAATCGTGAAAGGTCGTTTTCCGTATTACCGATGGACGGGCGACATTCCCAACCGCAAAATGGCGCGTCAGGTGTTGGACGCAATGCAATCAAAATGGGCGGAATCAACACCCGTGAAAGCTGACCCACCACCATCGCAAAAAGTTGAAACACCGCGATCAATTCGCAAAAACGCCGCAAAAAAACGATTGATTTTTGCGTTTGAATCTGGTTGCAAAACGGTGAAAAGCGCGTGCGAATTTGCCGAAATCGGACGCAAAACGTTTTATCAATATATTGACGACGACCCCGATTTCGCGGCACAAATCAATGCGGCCGCCGAGAATTACAAGCCAAAGCCAAAGCCAAAGCCAAAGCCAAAACGCCGCACGATGTCATTGTTGTGGGGGTTAATCAAATTCGATTACTGAGCAAAAACCAAAAACCAAAAACCATGTTTTTCAATACAACCAACGAACAAGGAGAACACCTTCGCACCTATCTCGTGAAAGCAAACACGCAAGATCACGATGTGTTGCGATACTTTACAACGAACCCGAACGATGACCAGGTCACGCCCGAAAAAGTGGTGGTGTATTTGTCGCAAATCAACCCGCGCAAGTATGACCACCCGACCATGATTATTTCAATTCGGCGGTCGTTCAACACGCTGAAAAACGACAAGATTATCGAAATGACGGGTGGCAAAACCAAAGGAATGCGCGGGCGAATGGTCAATTGTTGGCGGTTGTGCAAATGACGCACGGGTCATTGTTTTCGGGAATCGGAGGTTTTGACCTTGCCGCCGATTTTACAAAATTTAGATTGTAAAAAAATGACTGATTTCGTAATTGTAAAAGAACACCCCGACATTTTATCGTTTGTCGATAGTCTACAAAAAAAAAATGCGGAGGCGTTAAGTTTTTACCCAAAACAAGTTTTTGAGCGCGAACAAAAAAAAGGCCGTGTCTATTTGGGTTTGTTGAACGGCGGACCGTGTGGCTACATTTATGTGGGGGCATCTGGCGGTGATGTAAAATGTCACCAAGTATGCATTGAATATGATGCGAGGCGCAAAATGTATGGTCAAATGTTGGTTTTGGCGTTAGAAAATTATGCGAACGCAAGCGCATCAAATAGTATTACATTAAGATGCGGTTTTGATTTAGAGGCCAACAAATTTTGGCAAGAATTAGGTTATAAAGTGATAAGCATACAACAAGGCGGCATCCGAAGAAATCGAAAAATCAACGTGTGGCGTAAATATTTGCAACCACAATTGTTTGAGCCAATATGGTTGGAACCCGCAATTGGCAAAACTGATTCAAGTATTTGGCGAAAGCACAAACAAACGGGTATTGTTTCGGCATTTAATCGCGGGAATAAATTAAAAGATTACCGCCTAAAAATATTAGGAAAGGACGAAAACAAGTAATTTCGCAACCTCCACGCCTGACAAACGTGGATCCATAATTCAAAGACAAATGAACCGATTTTCATTAGCAACGGGAACAATTGATGGGCGTGTCTTTGTGCCGATCATTGGGGTGTTGTCCGCACCCACCCGTTGCGTTTTTTATTTCTGAAAATGGCCAAAGACAAAAAATCTTTCTTGCTGTATTGCGACATCATCCACACCGTGGAAAAGATGCCGACCGAAAAGGCGGGCGAATTGTTCAAACACATTTTGCAATACGTCAACGACCAGAACCCAACCACCGATGATTTGATTGTGCAATTGACGTTTGAGCCGATCAAACAACAATTGAAACGTGATTTGCGCAAATACGAAGATTTCATCGACCGCCAACGGGAAAACGGCAAAAGGGGTGGGCGACCAAGAAAAACCAACGAAACCCAAAAAACCCAAGCCTTTTTGAAAAAACCCAAAAAAGCCGATACAGATACAGATACAGATACAGATAAAGAGAATGTAAAAGGCAAACGCAAATTCAAACCACCCACACGCGACCAAGTCATCGACTATTTTGCCGAAAAGGGTTACACCAAAGATTCGGGTGCAAAGGCCTTTGAATATTACGACCTCCAAGATTGGAAGGATGCAAACGGTAAGGCGGTGAAAAATTGGAAAGCCAAGATGTTGGCGGTCTGGTTCAAAGATGAGAACAAGCAAAAAAGCGGTAATATCACCGCCACGTCAATCATTGAATCAATGCGAACATGAACAACCGCAACAACATCAAACTTGAAACAAAAGTGTTGGCCACATTGGTGGTTGACCCTGACCGGCTAATCGATTGCACCGAAATCATTGGCGCGTCAACGTTCAGCGTTTACGAACATCAACAATTGTTCGGGGTGATTTCTGACCTCTATTTCAAAAACACACCCGTGACCATTGATTCGGTTGACAACGAATTGCAACGCCTCGGTGTGAAATTCAACGTGTACGACATCATTGGTTTCGCTGATTCTGGCCGCGCCATTGCCAACCAATGTATGATATTGCGCGAACTTGAGGTTGCCCGCAATCAAATCAATCTGGGCGTCAAATTGGCAACGATGGGCAACGATGAAAAGGTTGACCCATTGGAAACGAACGACCTATTGATCAAAGAAACGGAACGCATCACGTCATTGACCGATGTGTCGCGCCCGCAATCAAACGTTGATCTGATAAAAGCTAACACCGACCGAATGGAGGCGGCAAGCCAAACCAACGGCATCACGGGCATTTCAACGGGGTTTCACGACCTCGACCAAGTTTATGGCGGACGGCAAAAAACCGACCTTATCATCAAAGCGGGGCGACCAGGCATGGGCAAAACCGCGCAAGCGTTAGGCGAAGCGTACAACATGGCAATTGGCGGAGGTTGCAACGTTGCGTTCTTTTCGTTGGAAATGGGCGCGGAACAATTGATGCAAAGATTGATTTCGTTGCATACCGAAATACCTTTGCAGACCATTCGGTCGGGTCGGTTGACCTCCACCGAGTGGTCGCAATACAACGCGGAGGTGACCGAATTGATGGGCGACAACCTGACCATCGTGGATGATGTTTACACGCTGACCAACTTGCGGACACGGTGCAAGAAAATGGCAATGCGCGGCAAACTTGACGTGGTGTTCATCGACTATTTGCAATTGATCGTTCACAAGGTTGACGCGGGCCGTTCAAAGGCCAATGAGGTTTCCGAAATTTCACGGGCGTTGAAAATGATGGCGAAGGATCTGAACATTCCCGTGATCGCCTTGTCGCAATTGAACCGATCTTGCGAAACACGCGCCGACAAAAAACCGATGTTGTCCGACCTCCGCGAAAGTGGGTCGATTGAACAAGATGCCGACATTGTCGAAATGGTTTACCGACCAGAATATTACACCGATCTGAATGACGATTCGGGTGACCTCAATGGCCGCGCGTGGGTGCTAATTCAAAAGAACCGCCACGGATCAACCCGCGACATTGAATTTTCATTCAACGCGGAATGCACGAAATTTGAAACACCAAAACACCACAATCATGGACAAACACCATTTTGAAAAGGTCATGCGGGTGGTTGATGCATCGACCAACGCAACACGCCGATTTCTGGATCAACCGACCGATGACAATTTGAAAATCATGCAAAAGCTGACCGATGCGGCCATTGTCGCGTTGCGCGGTTTCAAATTAAACCAAAACAAATAAGATGGAAAGACGCATCATAATGGCCGTTGAAAAGGCGACCGAAATGTCAATTGACGAAATCATCCACGGAGGTCGCAAACGTGAAATCGTGGTCGCACGGCAAGTTGCCATGTACATGATCCGAATGCATTGTGGCCACACCTTGCAAGCAATTGGCGCAATGTTCAACGTCAAACACGCAACGGTCATTCATTCGATCAAGTCGGTGACCGATGGGTTGTTGTGCAACGACTCGCACATCACGCCGATGTTTCGCAAAATCAACTATTGGGTGCATCATCGCACCGACGCGGAAAAGGCGGGCGCGAATTACAAACGCAAGTTCTTTGCGGGAATGTATGTTGCCAACGCAGTGACGGTTGTTCTGGTGATTTACATGATGACCCAAATGTTGTAATTTTGCGACATGGATTTGACGATGGGAATATTGGCCGCCGCGTGTGTTGTGATTTGCGTGGCGTGCATTTCAAAAGAAATTCGCAAGGGTGAATGAGTATCGACAAAAAACAACAAGCTATAAAAAAGGCGATGCTTGAATCATTGTCGGCAACAATGGGACACGTTTCAGAGGCGTGTAAACAAGTCGGCATTGACCGCACCACGCATTATAAGTATCTGAAAAACGACCCAGATTACAAACAAGCGGTTGCTGATGTTGAGTCATCAACGGGCGATTGGGTCGAATCAAAAATGCGCGAATTGATTTCGGGGGTCAAAACATTGACGGCGGGCGGCGAGGTTTATCAACATCCGCCATGCAAAACGTCCATCATCTTTTTCGCCAAAACGAAAATGAAGGATCGCGGATATGTTGAGCGAACCGAACAAGTCATCGAAATGGGCGACGATGCAATCAAGAAATTGGCCGTTGAATTTATAGACGGCACAAAAACAGAATCAAAATGAGTTGTGAATCTTGCCAAGCGTTGCAACCCGTGGTTGCGTGTTTAACGAATCTGAACATCGGAACAACCACCCATCTTTCAACCGATTTGAAAGTGTACGCGCAAAATATGGCCACGGGAAAAATGACCGTGTTCGACCGCACATCAACGGGCGCGGGTCGGTTTGACATTAGCGGTTTCGATTGGTTGCCCAACGTCGCGTTCAAAGTTTGGGCAACATTGGCAACCGCCCAATCAATTGATGACACCATCACCATCACGTTGTTGGATGCGACCACGACAATGAGTTGCGGCACATTCACACCGCGTGCGGTTTACGATTCAGCGGGCGCACGCGAAACGGTCACCGACCAAACGTTGGTCAAAGTATGATTCTGGCGGTCACAATAGCGTTGGCAATTGTTGGTGTTCACCTGGTCATTGATGAATTGTTGCAACATTACACGGGGTGGTCATCCGCCGAGTGGTACGATGAAACCCACGAAGCGTTGCGCGATGGCGTGTTCCGCAAGACGTGGCAAACACATCTTGCAAAGCCGACCTTTTATTGCGTGACGTGTATGTCGTCCGTGTGGGGTTCGTTCTTTTACGTTTGTCTTGCGCCATTGAATTACCATTCGTGGGATCTGGTCGCGTGGTATGTGCCGACAATTGCGATGGTTGCGTTGTTCGCCACGATTATCAAACGACTATTCGACAAAGTTTAATGGGGTTTGGCGGCAAACTTTCGGGGTTCATCAACACGGCCGAAGAACAATTTGAAAAGCGACATTTGCGGGCATACATCAAAGGACGAAAGTGGTTTCAATGCGGTTTCAAAACTGACCCGACCACGGGTCGAAAGATTCCGCAATTTTATGAGGTGCTGAGAACACCAAAGACGGGGCAAAATGAAAAAACTAATTCATAGTATTTTACGACTGATCGGCCGCAAGTCGGTCATTGATTTCACCAATGATCTATTGACGCGACCAGAGAATGGCAACGACCTCGAATTGGCGTTCATGGACGACAAGGGTCGGGCCTATTACCGATACCCCGATGGCATGATACCCGTGGTTCGGATGGGTGCAATCCAAACTTACACATCATATTTGGCGGTGGCGTTGACGCCTGACCTTTTGAATAAGGCGTTTGATGATGTCAAGGAATACCTTGCGCATGGCGACACGTTGAAAGCGGGCGCGGTACTGACATCGTTGCAAGAATTTCAACGGTCGTGTGTCAACATTGATGCGTTTCTGAACATCATGGCCGCGAAGTATGTGCGCGAAGATGAAGATGCAAGCGGTCACGATTCGCGTGTCCACCAAGAAAAGTTGGATTTTCTAGAATCCAAAATCAACGACACATCTTTTTTTTTCAAGCAACGGGAATGGAGGGAACTATCAAAGCGGTTCGAGATTTCCACAAAGGATGCAGAGAAATTACAGAACGATTACAAAGCCAAACGGCAACAACACGAAAGCCGAATCGAAGCTATCAATGGCACACGGTACGCCAAGAAATCGGAAACGAAAGTTACACGTTCCGAAAATTCATCAGATACATAGCGGGTGACGACCACACGTTTGAACGGTTCTGGCGGATGCCGTCATCCGAATTTTTGTTTGAATTAACTATTTTTGTCGAACGCAAGGCGGCCGAACAGAAAGCCGCGACCGCGCACAAATAGTTGCCACACGGTCGGCATTGTGACCAGAAAATCAAACCACAATGGCCGATAAAGTTGTCGCAAAATACGTTGCCGATGTAAAGGATTACATCAAAGAAATCGAAAAGGCAACAGGCATTGCACAAAAGGATTTCGAGAAGGTAAACGAAAGCGCAAGCGGTCTTGAAAGTGGATTGAAGAAAATCGGCGGGGCGGTTGCGGCCGCGTTTGCGGTTGACCGAATCGTTGCATTTGGCGCGGAGGCGTCCAAACTTGCGGCTGAAGCTGAGGGCGTGCGAACCGCATTTCAGCGTATTGGCGACCCGAAATTGTTGCAAGGTTTGCGCGATGCAACCAAAGGCACGGTGTCAGATCTTGAGTTGATGAAAGGCGCGGTGCGTGCGTCCAATTTCAAAATTCCATTGGAGCAACTTGCAAAGTTGTTTGAGTTTGCCCGCCGCCGAGCAAAAGAAACGGGCGAATCGGTTGATTTCTTGGTCAATTCCATCGTCATGGGTATCGGGCGAAAGTCGCCGTTGATTCTTGACAATCTTGGCATTTCCGCCATTGAATTGCGCAAACGTTTCGAGGGCATATCAATCGCGTCCGCCGAGGTTGGCGATGTGGCCAAAATAGTGGGCGACATTGCCACCGAGGAAATGCAAAAAATGGGTGATGAGGTTTTGTCAACTAAGGACAAGATGGATCGACTGAACGCATCCACCGACAATTTGAAGGTGGCATTGGGTACAATCATCAATGAGGCGGTCGGCCCAATGATGGCGGGTTTGTCGTCCGTAGTAACCGCAATCGCCGATGAAATTACCGAGGTTGACCGATTTGCGGCAACACTATCAAAAGCGACCGTTGGCGAAATAGACAAATCAATCCAAGCGCAAAAGGCGATTGTTGACGAAATGGAGGCAGATTTGACGGCTCGAATTGGGAAAATAAGCGAAGCGCAAGTAAAAATTTCGCAAGAAAGAATAAACACCGAGCGCGAAAAGTTGGCGTTGGCTGAAAAGTTACGCGCCGAACGGGAAACGATAATCCCAATCGATGAAATGACCATCGACAACATCAACAAAATCACGAAATCAACGGCCGACCAGAACGAGCAAACCGCCGAGCAAATCAGAAACGTTGCATTTTACAAAGCGTTGATCAAAGAATTGACGACCGAGCAAAACGCACAAAACACCACGTTGGAACGAAACACGCAAATTGTCAAAGAGTTGGTCGATGCGCGTGCAAAGTTGGATGCGTTACTGGGCAAAGACAAGGGAAAAGGCGTTCCGTTTGTTGATGAAATTGATGAGGAAGCCAAACACAACGTCGAGGGCATGACGGGCGCGGTGTTCGATCTTGGCGAGGCGTTGCAAAGCGTTTTCGGCGATGGTGCGGAATCGCAGATCCAATCTGAACTTGATGCGATGATGGCGGCCACCGATGAACAAATTGCCGCCGATAATGCCGCCACACAACAACGAATTGCAAACATTGACCAATACCGTGGCGTTGCGATTGATGCGGCGTACATGATTTCGGACGTGGTCATTGCGCAAACCGAACGGCGAATTGCGCACGAACAATCCTTGTTGCAACAACAATTTGAACAAGGGTTATTGACGCAAGAACAATTTGACCAGAAATCGGCCGAATTGAAACGCAAGCAAGCGCAAGCGGCGAAGGATGCGGCAACGTTCAACGCCATATTGGGAACGGCACAAGCGGTGATGCAAGCGTTGGCAAGTAACGCACCGCCCGCATCGTATGGATTGGCCGCCGCCGCCGCCGTAATGGGTGGCGTGCAAGTCGGGTTGATTCAATCCGAACCGTTGCCCGCGTTTGCGAAAGGAACGAAAGACGCACCGTCTGGTTTCAAATGGGTGGGCGAAGAAGGGCCTGAGTTGATTTATGATGGTGGAGGTTATCCGATCATCACGCACAAAGAATCAATGAAGATTTTGGAAAAATACAATATCGAAACGGTCGATTTGGATGGCATCCAAAAAGGTGGTTTCGGGGCGTTGGGCGAATCGGCAAAGTTGCAAGGGTTCAACGACCGCAATTTGTTGGTTGCCACCGATCGGTTGCGACAATCAAACAAAGAGGGTTTCATGTACATGGCCGACCGCATCGCCGAATCAATGAAAAAGTCGTCACGCAATGATTGGTAACCCTATCAAATTTTATTTGGACGGTGTCGAATATGATTCGCCCGAAAATTGGGAAAACACCGCCGTTGAAATCACATACGACCACGCATCGCAAATTGTGGCGATTGATTACGGCCAAGAATATGTGTGGCACGGTGACGCATATTCGTATTTGTACGACAAGGCGTTGGCGTCATCTTGTGACCTGGTCGATGTGACAATCAAAGTTTTTTCGGGTTCTGAGGAATACGAATTGAAAGGCGTGATTTTTTTACCATCAATCACATTCAACGAAACCGAACGCCACGCCACGGTTAAGATTGAAGATGATGCGTATTCGGCGAGGGTTCAAAACAACAAATCAACGGAAATCGACCTCTATTCGCCAGAATCAAAAAACGGCGTGGCGATTTCAACCGTGAAACACCAAATTGAAGTTTTCAAACCGTCCGATG